AAACAAATAAAAAAGTTTATGAGTATAGCTTCAGAAGAAAATAATTTTTTAAAAAATACCCTCTGACCTGCGGGGATGTGTTCAAGTCTAGAGATGGGTATAGGAGACCGTCGCGCGGTCTTTTCTGTATCGCTCCGAGGGTAATGGATGGCTGGGTATAAAAAGGCGATTACAGGGTAGCTCCCTGATGCTATATCGCATACAAAAGGCAACCTTTCTGCACTTGGGTTGCCTTTTTTTTGTGCAAAAAGTGCAGAGAAAGTGCAGAGTAAAAATGTGATATCCAATTTGAAACACAAATAATGAGTTTTTTACTGACGATGCTGGTAATGTTATTAGAATTGATGATGGATATTTTGTTCAAGAGCAAAATGCTGAAGACAGAAAAGGATATTTTAAGTTTAGACTTTCAAGTGGCAAGGAAATTAAGCATAGCAGAGAAAATCTTGTTAAATATCATGGACATAAGCCATTTGCAGAGTATGAGCTTATAAAGCCTCTTTATTCTTCAGGCAAGACAATAAAAGAAGTAGCAAAAATAGTTGGATGTTCTAAAACAAAAGTTAGCGATTATGTTGCTAAAAATAACATAAAGCGTTTATTTAAGTGTAAATGCGTTAATTGTAATAAATTGTTTAAGACTGAGTACAGGCGTATGTTTTGCTCCGAAGAATGCAAAATTGAGCACAAGCGAAAAGCAAAAAGACTAACAAAGAAACAGTTTAATGATAAAAAGCTAAGAAAGAAAATTATAAGTTTGTACTATCGCGGGTTTACGCAGAATCAGATATGTAAATTTGTACATAAGCATAGTGGTTTTGTTTCTCACGCAATATACGATTATGGGTGCAATAAGCGTGGGTTATGTAAGGAATGTAAAAAAACATTTACTAAAAAAGCATGGTCTCGTTCTTCTTTTTGTAGTGAATCTTGCCAAAAGAGATACAACAAAAGAAACAGAAAGTATTTAGAACGCTCAAGGTATAAAAAACTAAAAGATATCGGAAAAGCATTCTCTATTAAAGAGTTGTATTCATTACAAAATGGAATTTGCCATATATGTGGAACAAAATGCGATTTTGATGACAAAAAGGTATTAGATAACGGGACTGTTGTATGTGGTAATTCTTACCCGTCAATAGACCACATTATTCCATTGAGCAAGGGTGGAAAAAATACCATAGACAATATTTCTTTAGCACATAGATTATGTAATTCATATAAAAATGCTCTGACAGATGATGAGTATGAGAATAAAAAGCAAGAGATAGCAGATAGAGCAATTAATAAGATGAAATCAGAGAGGAGGAGTGATGGGAAAGCGAGGGCCTGCTAAAAAGCCCGCTAAATTAGAGATACTAGAGGGCAATCCTAGCAAAAACAAAGTAGTTGAGCCAGTAAAAATCTCTGATGGTTTTCCTAAACCTCCTGCATTTATAAAAGGCGAAGCTTTAAAGGAATGAAAACGAATCGAGAAAGAGTTAGCACATCTTAACTACATTGAGACTATAGATATTGCTGCATTCGCTGCATATTGTCAGAGTTATGCTGACTGGGTGGAGAATGTTAAGTATTTAAGCAAGAATCCTAAAACATACACAACACAATCAGGCTATAGCCAAGTTGTGCCACAGGTAACAATGGCCAATAAGGCTAAACAGGATATGTTGCGATATGCTCAAGAGTTTGGCTTTACACCATCCGCTAGATCTAATGTTGGAAGTCTTATGAAAAAAGACGATGTTGACCCATTGGAGCAGATATTAAATGACTAAATGGACATATAAGCCAACGTCATTTATGCTACCAACTTCGCACTATGACAAACAGCTTGCTGACAGAGCAGTATTGTTTATTACCAGCTTATGCCACACAAAGGGCAAATGAGCAGGTAAAAAATTCGAGTTATTGCCGTGACAAGAGCAGATTGTCCGTGACCTATTTGGAATCGTTAAAGCAGATGGTAAACGCCAATTTCATGAAGCTTATGTAGAGATACCCAAAAAAAATGGAAAGTCAGAAATCGCAGCTGCAATAGCGTTATACCTGCTATATGCTGATAAAGAGGCATCGGCAGAAGTATATGGCGCAGCTTGTGACCGCAATCAGGCATCTATTGTTTTTGACGTTGCAGCGCAGATGGTCGGGATGGCTAACGCGTTAAATACCTGCTCTAAAATCTCAAGAGGTGTTAAGCGCATAGTTAACTATCGCAACGCTGGCTTTTATCAAGTATTAAGCGCAGAGACCGGCACAAAGCACGGCTTAAACGTATCAGGCTTGATATTTGACGAAATCCACGCACAACCTAACCGTAATTTATACGATGTACTGACAAAGGGCTCAGGTGATGCGCGTGAACAGCCATTATTCTTCTACATTACGACGGCTGGCAACAATAAAGAGTCTATATGCTTTGACCTACACAACAAGGCCCTAGACCTAATAGCAGGGCGCAAGGCTGACCCTACTTTTTATCCAGTAGTTTATGGCCTAGACCCTGAGGATGACTGGCACGATGAGCGAGTATGGTATAAGGCTAATCCAAGCCTAGGACACACAATAACAATCGACCGTGTACGTGAGGCATACCAGAATGCGCTTGATAATCCTGCAGAGGAAAACATTTTCAAGCAATTACGCCTAAATGTATGAACTGATGCAGCAATAGCGTGAATTCCTGAGCATATTTATGATAAAGGAGACAAAGAGATAGATTATGAGGCCTTAGAGGGTCGTGAATGCTACGCAGGGCTTGATTTGTCTAGTACAAGCGATATAACAGCGTTTGTATTGGTATTTCCTCCCCTAAACGAGGATGACGATTACGTTGTACTGCCACACTTTTGGCTACCAAAAGACAATATAGCGCAGCGTGTTAATCGAGACCATGTACTATACGATAAATGGATGGCTCAAGACCTCTTCTACGCTACAGAGGGAAATGTTATCGATTATAGGGCTGTAGAGGCAAAGATTGAGGAATTAGGCGAGCTATACAATATAAAAGAGATAGCAGTAGATAGATGGAACGCTACGCAGGTTATACAAGACTTGGAAGGCATGGGATTTGTAACCGTACCATTCGGGCAGGGCTATAAGTCGATGAGCCCACCATCTAAAGAGTTATACAAACTACTTATGGCAGGGCAGATAAACCACGGAGGCAATCCAGTATTGCGCTGGATGGCCGGCAATGTGGTTATGCAACAAGACCCTGCAGGAAACATAAAGCCGAACAAGGCTAAATCAACAGAAAAGATAGACGGTATCGTTGCGCTAGTAATGGCACTTGATAGATGTGTGCGCCACGAAAACGAAGATAGCGTATATGACGAGCGCGAGCTCGTACTCTTATAACTAATCACTATAACAACCAATAAGGGGGTGTTTATGGGCCTTTGAGATAGGCTGATGGGATTCGTGCGCCCTACCAACTATGTGGCAGGTGAGCAGTACAAGCCATTCTTTGGGATGAGCAATGCTGGTAAGTATGTTACGCCACGCAGTAGTATGCAAATTGCTGCAGTACAGAGTTGTGTGCGCTTAATATCCGGCCATATAGCTGCTATGCCATTAAATGTGTATGAATACGCAGAAAGTGGCACAAAGCGCAAGGCATTCGAGCATCCACTTAATACGCTCTTACACGATGCGCCTAACGCTGAAATGAGCAGCTTTAACTTTAGAGAATCTCTAATGTGTCACTTGCTTGTGTGGGGTAATGCTTACGCTCAGGTAATTCGCAACTATAAAGGCGAGGTAATTGGGCTATATCCCCTACAACCTGACCGTGTGCGACCTGATAGGGATGAGGATGGTAATTTATTCTATCGTTACAACCAAAATTCAGGCGACCATAAGACCGACAAAGATAACTATGTAATCCTAAAGGGCAAAGACATTCTACACATTCCCGGTATGGGATTTGATGGCATTGTAGGCTATTCCCCTATCGCATACGCTAAAAACACGATGGGAACTGGGCTGGCGTGTGATGAGTATGGCAATAAGTTTTATGCTAATGGTGCAACGCTATCTGGTGTGTTAGAGCATCCGGGTGTCCTAAAAGAGCCTAAAAAACTGCGTGATAGCTGACAGGCTGCTTATGGTGGTTCTGCTAATAGCCATAAAACTGCAGTATTAGAAGAAGGAATGAAATATCACGCCATATCTGTTACTCCTAACGATGCTCAATTCTTGGAAACTAAGAAATTTACACGCTCTGAAATTGCAGGGCTATTTGGTGTGCCTCCACACATGATTGGAGACCTAGAGCGCGCCACATTTAGCAATATCGAGCATCAAAGCATAGAGTTCGCTAAATACACGCTTTATCCGTGAGTAACACGCATAGAGCAAGCAATGAGTCGCATTCTACTAAGCGATGAAGAGCGCAAGAAATACGCAATCAAATTCAACCTAGATTCTCTGTTGCGTGGAGATTATCAGTCGCGTATGGCTGGTTATGCGCAGGGTATTCAGAATGGATTTTTATCACCTAACGATGTACGCGCCTTAGAAGACATGGATTTAATCCCTGAAGAAAAAGGCGGTAATCGATACATGATTAACGGAAGTATGACCCCTCTTGACAAAGCTGGAGCTGCGTACCAAGCAGGTGTCCCGAGCCAAGAAAGGGGGGAAGATGGGTAATAAGTTCTGAAGTTTTAAGAATGTAGCGGAAGAAGAGCGAGAGCTTTGTATTAATGGCGTAATCGCTGAAGAATCTTGATGAGATGACGATGTAACGCCAAAAATGTTCAAAGATGAGCTCAATTCAGGAAACGGCAACATTACGCTATGAATCAACAGCCCGGGCGGAGATTGTTATGCAGCATCACAGATTTATACGATGCTGAAGGAATATCCGTGCAACGTAACCGTCAAGATTGATGGTATTGCTGCCAGCGCAGCAAGTGTTGTCGCTATGGCTGGGGATAAGGTGCTAATGAGCCCAACCTCTATGCTAATGATTCACAATCCAATGACAATGGCAGCTGGTGACCATAATGACATGGCAAAGGCTATTCATGCGCTTGATGAGACTAAAGAGGCAATCATTAATGCCTATCAGCTTAAAACAGGCAAATCAAGAGCCAAATTATCTGAGCTTATGGAAGACGAAACTTGGATGAATGCTATTAAGGCAATTAAAGATGGTTTTGCTGACGGAATGCTTGGGGAAGAGCCTGAGGAAGATGAAAAGCCGGAAACAGACGCAGATGCGCCTGATAAGGATGACGATAAAGAGATTCCTGATTCTGACGATGATGACAAGAAGATGCCTTCAAACTGAGGCTCGTTTAGCCAGCGCAAGTCAAATCTTAAGCTTGTGGCAAAGATAGCTGATAGCTACACAGAAAAAGACGACAAACCAGTTAAAAACAAAATGGAGCTATTAGCTTCTAAATCAGAAGACAAAGAGCCTAAAAAAGAATATTCGAATATCGACATATTCAGAGCAAGGCTTGAAGTTTACAAAAAATCAATCAACAAATAAGGAAAGGTTTAAAAATGGAAAAACTAATTGAAAAAAAGGCAAACCTTGTTAAGAATATGCAAATTTTCTTAGACGAGCGTGATGCCGATGGAAATATGTGTTCAGAGGATGTTGCAACCTATGAGCGCATGGAGAAAGACTATGACAACATAGAGAATGCAATTAGCAGACGTGAAAGACTAGAAAAACTCAACTCTTCACTAAATGCTCCAACTAGCGAGCCATTGGTTGGCAAAGTAGGCTCAAGTGTTACAACTGAATGCGACAACTTCGCTCAGGCTTTACGTACAAATGACTTTAGCCGTATTACAAACACAATGAGTGAGCAAACTGATGGTGATGGTAAATTTTTAGTGCCAGATGAGTGAGCAAACGACATTCTTGAAAAAGTACAGCAAGAAGCAGTAATGCGTAAATTGTGTGATGTACAGGTAACTAACCACGGACAACACAAAATGCCTATATGGGATGATGGTGCAGATTTTGATATTGTTGGAGAGCTAGAGGAATTCCCAGAGGTTAGCGACACTGTAAGCCAGAAATACCTAGAAGCTTACAAACTTGGTGGAGTTATGAAGGTGTCTGATGAGTTACGAGAAGACAATACCTACAATTTAATGGGAAGACTAAATCAACGTGCAGCACGTAAATTGTCACGTGGAGAAGATAAGAAATATATGCTTGGAACTGGTGTTAGTTCTACTCCAGGTGTTAAAAGCCAACCAAGTGGAGTTTTTGTACCAACAATTGGCGGAGACCATCTACCTAAATTAACTGCAGCATTAACTTGTGATGATGTTATTAACCTAATTTATAAACTTCGTGCAGGATATGCTAATAACGCATCATTCTTACTTAATCGTAAGATTACACGCGTCATGCGCATGTTTAAGGATAACGAGGGTCGTTATCTATGGCAGCCATCTCTACAAGTTGGTCAGCCTAATACATTTGATGGTTATCCAATCTATGAAAGCGAATTTTGCCCACTTGACAAAATTGCATTCGGTGATTTCAAGTATTACAAGATTGGTGATAGGAAATCTATCGTTATTAAACCATTGCTTGAAAAATATGCTACTCAAGGTGCTACAGGTATTTTGGTTTATGAGCGTACAGATGGAAAACTAGCCATCAATGAGGCTGTTAAGATTCTTGAACTTAACGCTCCAGTAACTGATGTTAATTCTGGTGGCTCTACTAAATCTAAAAAATAATCAAACACACAACAGAAAGGATAAGCATGTCACGCATTAATTTGAGCGATGCTAAAGAATACTTGCGCGTTGACTTCGATGATGATGACGTGCTTATTCTGGGCATTATAGACCAAGCATACAGGCTTTGTAAGGATGTGCAGCGCACTAAAGAGGATTGCCGTGAAAAAACTGCAGTCTATTACGCTATTGCATATCTATACGAGAATCGTGAAGCTCCTGACTTTAACAAGTTAACGCTTAACTTGCGCTCAATCTTGCAAAACCATAGAGAAAGCGAGTTTTAATGAATATCTATAAGCTAAATAGGCTGATAGTCATAGAAAAACGCACAACGTCTATGGATGCAATCGGTAATGAGATAAGAGAGTGAAATACGCACTATAAATGTCACGCTACTATCTCTAATCTATCTGGTACAGAACACAATCAAGATGGCCAGAAAATACCTAGAGAAACGCTTTATTTCATTGTCAGAGGTTGCAATGCTGTTAAGGCTATGAATACTGCAGATTATCGCATCATATTCGATTCAAAAATCTATGACATTAAATTTATAGACAAAAACAACATTGAGCGTGGCTACATCAAGATTGATACGGAGGTCGCGCAAAATGGCAACAAAGACTAGAGCGCAGAAAAAAGTAGCACCTGATGGCTTTGAGGTGTATCTAAGTAGTGTCATGAAAGAGTTTAACTCAGACATGATGGCTGTATCACGCGAAGAGGCGGAAAAATCAGCAAGCAAGGCAGCTAAAGACCTAGAGGCTCGCTCTCCTAAGAGTAAGGGCAAATCAAAACATAAACGCGCATACGCTAGGACTTGAGGCTACACGGCAATACGTGAAAGCCCTACAGACTTTGAATATGTTGTACATAACGCCTCTAACTATCAGCTAACACATCTACTGGAGCACGGACACGTTATAGCTAACGGAACTTCACGATGCAGACCCGGATTCGTTAAGGGCATTCCCCACATTAAACCTGTAGCAGATAAAGAAACAAGTGAGTACATACAGAATGTTGAAAATCGTATACAGAAAGGATAACAATGACTATCGCACAATTAATTGCTGCACTAAAAGCCATTGGAATCCCTTGCGCGTATGATCACTTTAATTCAGAGCAAAATCTACCGTTTATCTGCTATCTGTTTGTTGAATCTAACGATTATAAAGCCGATAACACAGTCTATTTACGCAAGGGTGAGTTTGATATAGAGCTATATACAAGCAGAAAAGACCCAGTCACAGAAAAGAAAATCTATGACATTTTAGATGCTCATGAAGTGCCATACAAAAAGTATGAAGATCACTTTGACGAAGAGAACTATTACCTCGTTAAATGAGAATGCGAGGTAATCGAAGAATATCCAACCAACAATTAAATTAAGGAGATTAAAATGGCAAACAAAGTTAAATTTGGACTTAAAAACGTTCACTATGCCGTACTAAAGAGCGATGGAACTTACGAGACTCCTAAAGCTATCGAAGGTGCTGTAAACCTATCGATGGATGCAGAAGGAGAAATCAACAAGTTTTATGCTGATAACCTCGCATATTATCAGCAAGCAGCTAACAACGGCTATTCTGGCGAACTTGAGATTGCTCGCATCCCTGACTCTTTTAAAACAGATGTTCTAAAAGAGATTGATTCTAAGGGTGTAGGCATTGAGAAAAACGATGCAATCATTGCTGACTTTGCTCTTGGATTCCAAGTACAGGGTGATGCTAAAGAAGAGCTTAATTGGCTCTTGAAATGCACTGTTACACGTCCTAGCACAGAGGCTGCAACTACAGAGGATTCAATCACTCCTAAGACTGACAAATTGAAATTCACTGCAACTGCTCGCGATGATGGCAAAGTACGCACACACACAACTGACACAACTAAAGAGAGTGACCGCACACGCTGGTTTACTGAGGTTGTATTGGATGGCTCTGACGCTGTTGCTGTTCAGAAGAAATAGTGGACTAAATTAAGGAGTTATCAGGATGGAAAAGACAATAAAAATAGGGAACAAGAATATCAAGATGCGTACTAGCGCAGCTATTCCTAGACTCTATCGCGACAATTTTAATCGCGATGTGTTTAAAGACATATCTGTTCTATATGAAAATTCAGACAATATTACCTATGATATGTTTGAACTTATAGAGAATTTCGCTTATCTACTAGCAAAACACGCTGGCGAAGATATGCCGGACACTGTTGCTGAATGATTAGAGCAGTTTGAGGGATTAGATGTAGTTAATGCTGCAGAGGATATTCTTGGACTCTGGGCGCAAGAGAACGCAACTAAATCGGAACCAAAAAAAGCCAAAGGGCAATAGATAGAGAATTTAACACACCGCTCTTTATGTTGCGATGTGTGCAATTAGGTTTGTCTATTGCCGATTTGGACTTATTGAGTATTGGAATGGTTAAAGATATGTGTGTAGAGGCTGAAAATGACCGCTATGAGTACGATGAGCTTGCTACACAGGAAGATATAGAGAGGGTATGAGGTTAAAATGGCTGGAGCAAGAGTTAGAGGTATCACTATTGAATTTGGTGGTGATGCTTCAGGCTTAAACGCTGCACTAAAGCAGGTAAACGCATCTGCTCGTAGTTGCCAGTCGCAATTACGCGACCTAAATCGTGTAATGAAACTAGACCCAACCAATCTAGACCTAGCAAAGCAAAAATACAATACTCTACAACAATCGATTAGTGCTACCAAGGATAAACTAAAAACGCTCAAAGACGCTGAGAGCCAATTACAGAGCGAAATGAAGAATGGTGGTACTGAACAACAACAAAAGCAATTAGCTGCGCTACAACGTGAAATCGCAGCCACTGAAGCGCAAATGAAAAGGCTACAGGGTACGTGAGGAAGCGGTAGCGCATCTATGCTACATATTGGCAATGTTTTAGCGTCAGTAGGCTCTAAATTTACTGCAATTGGCGAAAAATGCAAGGCTGTATCTATAGCCGTAACTGCATTTGGCGCAGCAAGCGTTAAAGCATTTACGGATGTAGATGCTGGCTCTAAAAAAGCGATATATGCAACAGGTGCAGTAGGCGCAAGCGCAGATGCTATTAGGACTGCTTATCAGAATGTCGCTAAAAGTGTTGCTGGCACATTTGAAGAGATAGGCTCTACGGTTGGAGAGGTATCTACTCGTTTTGGCCTAACAGGCACAGAGTTAGAGAATCTATCTAAAAAATTCCAACAATTCGCAACCATAACAGACCAAGATGGAAAAAGCGCAGTAGCAGGTGTTGACCTAGCACTGCGTACATTTAATATGGACTCATCGGAGGCTGCCAATGTTATGGGACTGCTCGCTAAAGTGTCGCAAAATACTGGCATGAGCGTACAAACGCTGGAATCTCTGCTACAGAGCAGTGGAGCAGTGCTTAAAGAGATGGGATTGAGTTTAGCCGAATCGGTTAACTTAATGGCTACATTTGAGAAAGCTGGTATCGATTCATCCACTATGCTCACATCGATGAAAAAGGCTGCGACATATTTCAGCGATAGTGGAAAAGATATGAATTCCGGTCTTAAAGACTTAATTACTAGACTGCAGAATGCTGGAACAGCTGCAGAGGCAACATCAGAGGCTTATGACATATTCGGAAAGCGTGCCGGGTTAGCGTTTGTTACAGCTGCTAAAGAGGGCAAGATTAGTCTTGATGGTTTATCATCTGACTTATCAAAATACTCTAATGTAGTTGAAGACACATACAACGAAACACGCACAGGCGCAGATAAGATGGCTGGAGCGTGGAAAAAGGTTAAATCAGCATTGAGTGGCTTTGGTGAGGCAATAGGCGATGTTATAGGGCCTTGAATGTCTGATATAGCGTTAGCATTGGGAAACTTGACGAGTGGGTTTAATAAATTAAGCCCAGGCGCGAAAAATGCTGCGGTTGGAGTAGGGCTGTTTGTTGCTGCGCTTGCTCCAGTTACTATTGCGATTGGTAAGGTTATAACAGGAGTAGGAAATGCAATAAGAGCCCTTTCTAGTTTTAGCGCATTAAGCGCATTATTAAATCCATTGACTTTAGCATTTGCAGGGATGGCTGTAGTTGTTGCTACGTCTATCGCCTCGTTTAATGCTCTAAAAAGTACGTATTCGCAAGTTAGCGATACTATGAAGCGCGTACAAGACAATATAACTAAAGAAAAAGAGCAATGAGAATCACTTAACGCTACAAGAGAAAAAGCAATAGAATCGGCTACTGCGCAGGGTGCTTCTAATGTTGCATTGTTGCAAACTTTGATGTCAATGGTTGATGCAACTGGTAAGGTTAACGCATCAGAGCAAAACAGAGCGCAGATGATAATAAGTCAACTAAATTCAGCTCTTGGCACACAAATTGAACTCCAAAATGGAGTGATTACGATGAATGGCCAAGAGATTGATAGTAATGCCTTATTGCAACAATCAATTCAGGATGTAATTAATAAACGTGTTGCACAAAGCGCGCTGGACGCTAATCAAGAGGCTTATAACGAGGCAATTAAAAACAAAGCAAAATACACAGCTGAATATGCTCAACAATTGCAGGTTGTTCAAAAAGCTCAAGAGCAAGTTAACTATCTTGATGAAGTTTACAAAAAAGGTGGCGGAAATGAACAAATGACACAGCAATATCTTGCTGCAGCAAGTGCCCTACAGCAGCAAAAAAACAAGCTAGAAGAAATTAACGGATTAAGAAATGACGCAAATAGGACAATCCAACTCCAGAATGATTTAGTCGCAGGACTTAACGGAAACACAGATTTATTAAACTCAACAATTCAAAATATGTTGCTGAATGTGCAACAGTTTGATGGAACTAATTTAGAAGATGTGTCTAGAGCTGCGCAAGATGCAGTAAGTGGCATAAATGCTGTAACTAACGAGGCTAAACAAGGCGCAATTGAGGTAACTAACGAGGAAACTACTCAACTTGCTCGCGCTGTTGCTCTACAACTTGCTGAACTAGATAAGGCGCATGGCGATGTTGCTGAAATGGTGGGTCAGTTATCCACAGACTCTAAACAGGCCCTAGAGCAAGCAGACTTAGCGGGCGCGCTTACTGGCGATGCTAAAGCAGGGTTTGAGGCATATAAAGCCGTTGTTAATGAAGAAATGGGGCAAACAACGGCTGACGTGCAACAACACGGAGCAGAGATGGCTGCAAGTGGCGCAGCATCAGGAACTGCAACAGGTGCAGGAATTGCTGAGGGTATGCGTGGACAGCAAGGTAACATCTCTAGCGCATCGGCAGAGGATGCAGAGGCAGCAAAGAGTGGATTGCAGTCTCAAGATGGTAACTCATCTGAATGAGGCGCACACATGATTCAGGGCTTCATCAACGGTATCAAAGGAATGATTGGCTCTGTAGCAGAGGCTGCGACAAATGTAGCGAATGCTGTTAAAGACAAATTAGGCTTTACGCGCCCTAAAAATGGGCCATTGCACTACTACGAACAATGAATGCCTCACATGATGCAAGGTATGGCTAAAACGCTGCGCGCAAGCAAAAAGGTGCTATTAGATGAAGTTAACAGAGTAGCGCAAGGCGTAAACAACGCTATGACCTTTGATACTACTTTTACGCCTGTTGTACAACCAGTGCTAGATACTAGCATGATGACAAATGCCACAATCAAAGACAATAGCACAACGTCTGTATCATTTACCGATGGCATCAAGAAAGCATTTACTGAGGCATTGACTGACACAGATGCTCTACGACCAATACAGACTGCTACATATAACGGAGTAGCAGTAAATGATAAGCAGATGGTACAAACGCTAATTGATGTTAATGACAAATATAAAAATGCGAAAGGGGCGATGTAGATGGCACGACCAGCAACTGGTGTTTATAAGCTCATATCTGCTCTTAACTCGCAATTCGTTATAGATGTACGCAATGGTTCAACTGAAGTTAATGCTCAATTAAATATATATGGGGATAATGGAACAGCAGCACAGAAGTTTATAACGATTGATGGCTACGAATCAGACCAATTTAGGCGTTTCGTAAATCAGAATTCCGGTATGGCCGCTTATGTGCCAATGGGCGAGAGCCCTAGCGCAGGTTCGCTTGTAAGACAATACCCAACAGATTGGGGAACTATAGACCTTGACTGATTGTGCGTAGAAGACAGTACGAAGAAAATTACTATCAATGGAGTTTCTTACAATACATATAAGTTAGCGTATAGACCTAACGGAACGCTTGTTATGGATTGTAAAAACGGAGCAACAACTGCCTATAATGACATAATCGTTTATACAAGCAACGATACTCTTGCACAAAGATGAGTTTTGATGAAAGATAGCTGCATTGACACCTCGCTACCAGTGCCAAACGCACAAATATTACGTTCTGGCAATAAATTATACGAGGTTGCTAGAAACGCAAGCGAGAGCAGAACAATGTCAATTAGCGATTATTCTGCTTATCAGATGCGTATGAGGTATAGAGTTTTAGAGCATAATACAAACGCATGGACTGAATGGACTGATTGGCTATCTCCAACAAACTCAAAAAACGATGAGGGCTGAGGGAATGCGTGAGCTTCTAATGCTAGTTCTACAAACACAATAAAAATAGAGGGTGCGAACGACTTAACAGGCTCTACAACTCTTGACGTTGATAAACCCTTTGATTCAGTTAATTATCAATATGAGATTAGGGCGTTTAAGCCACATAGTTCAGGTAAAAACTGACAGACACATGGAAACCCAAGGACTTTAGATATAAAAACTAAACAATTATTGACTGCTAGCGTAGACAGCGCAGTGCGAACAGCTTATGGACTTGTTATAGATTACTCTACGAATTCATTTAGAACGCTTGATAAATGCAACATCGTAATAACCCTTAAGCAAGATTCTAAAGTTATTGCAGAAAAAGTTACGCTCAATGATAAGCAAATAAATAATGGCAGTATTCTTATTGAATATGGCGATATGCGCTCAATGCCTGATATCGAAAAGAAGTTAAATGTCACTTTAACTGTTGAGCCTATATCAAACTACTTAACAGGCTCAACTAAATCAGCAAGCATTGATATTAGCGAATCGGGCGGTACTCTAAAACCAGCCATTACTTTTACAAAAAAGAATGAATATGACATAGAGGTTGGAATAACGGAGGCTACAGGAAAATCATATACCGTTTCAACATTGTCGCTTATTTATGAACATGGTGGCAGGTATATTGTCAGGGATATTGAAAAAACTAATGGAAAATTTATAGCTCCTGTTCCTATCAATACATCTTCATTATTTATTGCTACATTAATTAAAATGAGTGGTTCAACAATCTCTGAATGAGGGAGTAAACAAATTGTTTATTCGTTCCCACAGCGATATGCGACATCTTGCGTTTTGAACTCTAAAGAGCTTGAGTATGAGTTTAAGTATTCGCAGGAAAAATGACCTGTAGGGAACATAAGCGGAGAGATGTCAAGTAAAGACATGGAATTGGGTGGAGTCATCTATGAATCTGTTTTCTATGACGATAGAGTAAGAAGTAATTTTAATATAGATGAAGTGAGATTTCCGGCCAGCGATAGGCAGAAGGTTGAGCAGATTATCCAAGATAAGTATGTCCTAGTAAGAGATTCTAGAGGTCAGTTTATTAACGCTGCTATTAAGAATTTTAATTTTGGAGTTATTGATATTGAAACAGAGAAAGTTACGCTGCAATTATCGCAAATCAGTAGAGATGTAGACGTTACTCTAGAATCATAAAATATAGGAGGAAATATGAGCTGGAACGATTTAGATCGTGAGAACTCCTACTACTTTTATATGGTTGATAGTAATGGGGCTATGCTGGGTCAGTTAAGAGGTTTTGTTGAAGGTTCTGGCTATGTTACGTATGACTATTATACAGAGATCAGACGCATTGCCTCTATTCAGACGGTTAATGATAACTATATTGAAAACTCAATGATTAAAATTGTAGTTAAAACTAATAAAGGCGATGAGCAAAATTTAGGAGCTTATGTAGTTGCTGACATTGAAGAAGAAGAGGGGCTAGACGGAACAATAAAACAATATGAGCTAAAAAGCATAGAATATAAACTTAAGACCTCACTTACTGATTGCAAATACCACTATCAAGGATTAACGCAAGTATGGCTTGTTGTTACAGCATCTATATGAGATAGAATGTTTGGGTTTAACGCATCTTCTGATATTGTTAAGATGTATCACAATTATGGAGATGATGGCTATGTTGTAGAGGCTGGCGTTCCTAGATTAGACGTACTAAACAATTTATGCTCTGATTGCAATCTTAGATACAATCCAAGAGACACATATATTGATATTGAAAAATATGTCAGGCCTTCAACTAAACCGGCATCATATACATTTAGCCTAACAAATAAGACAATATCTACTTCTATTAAGGTTGACGGTTCAGACATACAAGCCACAAACAAATTTATTATAAAATACAACGGTAATAACAACAATATTATTGGAGTTGCTAACGCTCCTTCTAGTTCTCCAGCTTATGCCCAAAAGCGTAAACAGTATATTTGTGAGAGTGAAGACTTAAGCTCTATGTGGCCTGAAACGCAAGAGAGGGCCAATCAGATAGCTAAAGAGCGATTAAATAGGAGCTGGCCTACTAAATCATATTCATTTACTGGGATATATGCAGGACTGCGAGAGGGAGATTGTATAAATCTAGTAATAAATGAAGTTGTGCATAAGTGTATGGTAAAAGAGATGAAGGTCACACTAGATTCTGCTATGAGTGTAGATTACACGGTTAAGGAGGTTTCCCAGTATGATTAGCTTCGAAACTACAAAAGCATACACCGATAGCGAAAACGGCAAGGTTGGAGTTTATCTAGGCGCAGTAATGACTTACATCCCTACAACCTTTAACTGCAAGCATGGGGACACGCTACAACTACAACTAAACAATGGCCATCCGATGGTTATAGGGGTAATTGGCAGGGGCGATGAAACCCAAGAGCAGCTAGACACAACTACAGAGGCTGTTGATAAACTAGACAATAACATTGAGGCAACGGATAGTTATTGCCTGATAGCATCCAACAATCAAGTTGTGCAGGATGTTGTATCTGCTAAAGACGTCAACAAGGCAAAGAGCAATGGTGGCAGACAAATACTTGTAAGCAATGCTGCAGTGATCGTCACGCCTCCACGCGACATATATCAAGATGAAATCGCAACTCTTCAATGAGTTAAAGATTATGTCGATAAGGCTCTAAAGAAAAACAAATAACAATCACATTACAACTGAATAAGGAGCGAAAATGCAAGATTGAATCTCGCAATTTGTTGGTTATCTGCTCGTAGCATTTGTCGCAGGTGGCATAACTTACTTTTGAAATCATTTTGGCGAGCGCGGTAAGCGCAAGGAACAAATCAACAAGATAGCTAAAGACGTAAACGAGATGAAGCACGATTTTAAGAATGTTAAGAATTGCACACGTTTAACATCTAAAACATATCTCGAATTCTATACACGCTATTTTGTGAGCGAAGGTGGCATACCACTAAAGAGCAGAGCAACATTAATCAGCCTAGCAGAGGAACTACACGAGATGGGCGAGAACGGAGATGTATCGGCTTGTATTCACGAGCTGGAAAAATTACCAACAAACGAAGATATTGAAATTAAGTAGAAAGGGCAATGATGGCATTTTTTAGACGCAGGAAAACAGAAGAATCTAATGCGCCTGTAACCGTTGTAGGTAAGCAGGATTTTAACTTCAAGGATTCTAATGGTAACGATGTACGTGTTTTTGACTTTAGAGGGTTAAGCAGCTCTGTAAAGCCAAGTACGTGGCAGGGTAAAGCATTAGACAATGGCTCTACGTTTTTAGAGACAGACACAGGAATTGCATCAATTTATGATGGCACAAGCTGAAATGCTCTAGGTTAGGAGGTAATTGATGGAAGCACTATCAATAAAATCACTAACTGGAGGCTCTAGCTCTAGCGATGCAAAATTCGTTGGTAATGTCACCAATGGCAGTTCTTTCCCCACAACAAGGCTAGATGGCTCTGCGCTACACGAAGGCGATTATGTACGTCCAAAAACAGGCTCTACATTTCCTTTTATTATAGGCTCTGTAACATTCACCTCTACACGCGATAAGGCAATTTATAGCACGGCAGGATGGATGATAGACCCTGGCGCGCTGCAGGACACTGTTGAGACTCCAGTTAAGGATAAAACCGTTGAATCGTTGAGTGGAAACTCTACAACTCAATACGCTATAAACGTAGAGAATAAAGATGCTATTGCAGGAAAAGTTAATAGAGATACAAGCGGAGCAGATGTTGTTTATTCACGCATCAACAACACAGATAACAATCAGACAATCAGCAAATCTGCTACTGCGAACACTGTGGCTTGACGCGGAGACAACGGAACGCTAAAGGTCGGAAATCCAACCGACAATATGCACGCAGTTAATAAGCAAACATTCGACAATGCTGTCGATAATAAGGTCGATAAATCAACAAGTAAGACAGTCTTTTACGGAACAGATGCGGATGGCAAACAGATTGTGAAATCATATAGTGTTGCTAAATCTAGCCATAGCGCAATGATTCGTGACGATGCTGGACGTACGCAGGTCGGAACGCCAGTAGAGGGTACACACGCTGCTAATAAAGATTATGTTGATGCGCAGAAGACCGTTGTAGACTCTGCAATCTCTAGCACATCAACTAACCCTGTACAGAACAAGGTTATCAAGGCTGCGCTGGATGATGAGGCAACTACTAGGGCAAACGCTGACACAACGATTCAAAATAACCTTACATCTGAAATATCAAATAGACAAAACGCAGACCTTACGCTGCAAAACAATATCGATTCGGAGGCTACTGCTAGAGCAAATGCTGATAATACAGAGGCAACTACTCGCTCAAACGCTGATACTACATTACAGAACAACATAGACAATGAAGCTCTTGCTCGTACTAACGCTATTGACAATGAAGCTCTAATTAGGAGCAATAAAGATACAGACCTACAAGACCAGATTAACAATTTGTCAACGATAGGACGTTATCTATCAACGTGGAATGCTTCAATAGGTAAGCCAGCAACCGAACCTGCTACTATGCCTTACAACTATAAGAGTGGCGATTATTACATCATCAATGGTGTTGGCGTTACTAACTACAGACCTACAGGCGCACAATATACAGGCGTAGCATCAACTACTGTTGAGACAGAAGATATTGCTAATAATGGTTTTTATCAATATGATGGAACAAGCTGGATTTATCTTGCTCACGCTGCTAAAGATGTTACATTTTCTACAATAGGTGGCTCTCCTTATGAAAACGCTAACCTAAAGACTGCGCTTGATGCTAAAGCTAACGTAACTGACCTAAACACTCATACAACAAACGCAACTGTTCACGTTACTAGCGCAGACAAAACTAACTGAAACGCTAAAGCTAATCAGACTGATTTAGATACTCATACTAATAACGCTGATATACACGTTACTGCAACGGATAAGACTGGCTGGAATAATCATATTGCTGATACAGATATACACGTTACTGCTGCTAAAAAGACTGAATGAGATGCCAAAGCTAATCAGACTGATTTAGACACTCATACTAATAACGATGATATTCACGTTACCATAGGCGATAAAACAAATTGGAGTACAAAGCAGAATGCACTAACAGAGGGCGATGGTATATCGCTTGATTCAGATATAGTAAGTGTAAAGGTAGACGGCACAACGATAGAGGTTGACCCTACTGATGGCTTGCAGGTTAAAAATAATTCAATCAAGAAAAGCCATATTAGCTCTACCGCAAATGTTGTCTACAAAAATGATGCACAAACGCTAACTAACAAAACTATAGATGCCGATAGCAATACCCTATCTAATCTCGAAGTAAGTAATTTCAAAGACACAGCTATTGGTAATGACATTCTTGCTGACCCTGTACCAACAAGACTTTCAACAAATGAAGCTGTCTATAAGTATGGAAAATGCGATGAAGTTACTATTGATAGAGACCCAACGGACGGTATTTATTTAGTAGATGCTGATACATATTTGCATAAGGATGATGTTGTCGATAATTTAATATCAACAGATGTAGATAAACCATTGAGCGCAAATCAAGGCAAGGTGCTACAAGACACTAAACAAAATAAGATTACGATTTCAAGCGAAGCACCGTCTGGTGGCTCGGACGGAGATATATGGTTGAAGGTGATGTAGTATGGCTCAGACAGTATCATTCACTTGTGATTCAGATACCTATGGTAGCACTTTGATTCTCAATGCCACAAAAGGTGATTATTTAGAAATATTGTATTCAGGCCTAACCACAGTCTATGGAGTTGGTAATGAGGAAATACCAGCTGGATGTACAGCAACGCAAAAAGGAACAAACACAAATGTTTACAAAATAACAGGAACTTTAACAGGCTATGGTTTGTTTAATATTAAACAAAAAAAATGGAAAGCGAGTGGTACAACCACAAGCGGACGTATTGATTTATCAATTTACACGACATTTTATCAAAATTTATATTTTAACGCTAATGGTGGAAGTGGTGCGCCAAGTAAACAACAATGATCAGTATATGCTGCAACTTTTCCTTCAGCTGGCGCAAGAACAATGTCATCAACCAAACCTATACGCACTAATTATACATTTCAAGGCTGGGCTGATTCTGCTTCTGCTACAAGTCCTAACTATTCAGCAGGCGGAAGTATCACTCTTTCTTATAGCGAAAGTACAAGCACAGGTAAAACAATTTATGCTGTTTGGTATGCTAATTGGTACGCTGTTCTAAACTATGATGCTAATGGCGGAACAGAAGCACCAGATAGTCAATTTAAGTCTTATACACAACTTAACAAACCAAGCGCACATACATTTGTTATTTCAGACGAACAACCAACCAAAGAGGGAAAAGTATTTCTAGGTTGGTCAACAGATGCTGGAGCAACTACTCCTACATATCAGCCAAGCGACAATATTAGCGTTGAATTTGAAATTGGCTCGGCAGGGGGCACAACACTATATGCTGTATGGGGAGACGCGCCAAGCGGAGCTACTATGAAAGTCAACGATGGTGGCACTTGAAAAGATGCTCAAGTATTTGTTAATCAAGGTGGAGCTTGGGGACAACCTGCAAAGGTATATGGAAACAAAGACGGAACATGGAAAGAGGGTGCATAAATGAAACCAAGATACAGACCAGCCGACCAGCCGACCGACATTGGCTATGTTGGCGAAAAGAATGCAACGTGCATACAATTCTCGCTGCCAGATGGCTGGGTAGATTATGCAACAAGCGATAATCAGAATCGTGGTACTTGAACATTCACAGCTTCTAATAACTGAACTGGTGCTACATCTGAACAAGCTGACCATTCTCATACACTTACTCCTAAAGGTACTATTAATACTATTGGCAACCACTCTCACTTAGTTACAGCACAAGGAAATGTTGAATCCGTTGCAGAGAATGATGGCATATATGGGAATAGCAGCAATGTTCAACCGAACGCTATTACATATATTATGTGAAAACGTACGGCATAAAGGAGACAATATATGAGATACATAAACGCAGACCAGCCTACATTTATTGGTTATGCTGGTGAAAATAATGCAACTACCGTTAGTTTTAATCTGCCAAGTGGTTGAGCAGGTAAGGCAACAAGCGATAACACATTCGCATTTTTTAACCTACCAAAAACAGACTTTCCAATACCTTATCCAGTAGAGGTTGAAGATGGATATGCAAAATGGGTAATCAATGACCCTTATATATGCTCTAAACACGGAGCAGGAACAGTCCAGTTAATGATGATAAATTAGAGAAAAGGAGACATAATGTCAACAGAAAAAACAAGAGTGCTAGACACGGTGTGCAAGAAAAGCTCGTATGTTGAGGAGGAGTTAACACCTAAAAGTCCAGTATGGGAAGACTTAATCAGATTACGCAACTACTTCGGAGATTTACCTGAAAAGGTTGCTAATAAGTATTTTGGTACTGATGCTAATAAAAACTTTGTATTCAAAGACGGTGGTGGTGGAGGCGGTACATATACTGCTGGAGACCACATCAATATTTCAAGCTCAAATGTTATTAGTGCAGTCGATTTCCAAGAGGAACTGTCAAGCGCACAATTAGATGCTGCAAACTCTGGCATTACTAACACAAAGGTTAGTGGTTATGATTCTCATATTTCTGCATCCAACAACCCTCACGGAGTCACTAAAAGTCAAGTAGGGTTAGGCAATGTTGATAATACTAGCGATGCTAACAAGCCAATATCAACCGCTACACAAACAGCTCTTAATGACAAGGCTGATGAAGGCGATTTAACAGCCCATACAAGCGCAACTAATAATCCTCATAGCGTTACTAAAGCGCAAGTTGGTTTAGGTGATGTAGACAATACAAGTGATGCAGATAAGCCAATAAGCACAGCAACACAGACCGCCCTTGATAATTTGGAAGATTCTGTTGATTCTAAATTAGACAAAACAACTGGCGAAAATAAGCTATATGGTACAGACAATACTGGAGCGCAGACGACGTATGGTTATAGCGCATCGGCTGCAACAAGCTCTATTGTAATGAGAGATAACGCAGGGCGTACACAAGTTGGAGACCCAACAACTAACGCTCACGCAGCTAATAAGCAGTATGTAGACAATCAGGTCGCAACAGAGGCAGGTGCAAGGCAAACAGCAGACTCTACTCTTCAAGGTAATATAGACACAAATAGCGATGCTATTGCAGACATAAATGAAGTAATACCATCAACCGCAACATCTACAAACAAGTTAGCTGATAGCGCAGAGGTCGATGATAAGGTATCTACATTATCAGGAAAATTACTTGATGCAGTAGAAACACACGCAGACTTACCAACAAGCGCAAATAAAAACGATACTTGTAATGTAAGGACTGATGAAACGCACTCTAATCAGAGCTGAATGTATCAGTATAGCGGAACTGCTTGGGCTGCTAAATATAAGGTAAATGATACGCCTTTTACAGCAGCACAGACCGATTCTCTAAACTCTGGCGTGACTGCGACAAAGGTCGCTCAATACGATGGCTACGCAACAGGAAAAGCTAACACGAGCCATACACATAATGTTGATGACATTACTGACTTAACAGCAAGTGCAGCAGAGCTAAATTATTGCGATGGAGTTACAAGCAATATTCAGAATCAGTTAAACAATAAAGCTTCAAGCACACATACGCATTCTGATGCTACTACTAGCAACGCTGGATTTATGTCAACATCTGATAAGACTAAGTTAAATGGCATAGAGACAAACGCTAACAAGACCGTTGTAGATTCTGCTCTATCTGCTACTAGCACGAATCCAGTACAAAATAAAATTATAAATAGTGCATTGAGCGGTAAGCAAGCATCATTAACAAATGACCAATTAAACGCAGTAAATTCAGGTATTACAGCCACAGCAGTTAATAAAATAAGCGGACTGCCTACAACTACTGCTACATTAGATTTAACTTTTACATTAACGGACGGAACAACGCAGACTAAAACATTCGTAGTACAGGGGAGTTAATTATGGCTTTTGATATGAAGACAGTTACAAAGATTGTGCTATCTGATGGTAAAGAGGTTAAAAACATCAAGACTGATGATGGCACAATTCTTTGGGCTAAAACAATAAAATTTAGCTTAGTAGGCGATAGTAATGTTGACCATTTCGAGAATCAAAGTGGTACTATAATTACTGAAATTAGTGGAGCCATTGATACCACGGTTAAAGTTAAGCCTATATTTAAGAGTGGCTTTGAGGTTGATACAATTACAGATGATAAAGGCGCAACTTATACGCTGGATGCGAATGGTTTTATAACTATAACGCTTGACCATATTGGTACTATAAATGTTGTAAGTAAAGCAAGTCTTGGAGATTGCCTTGCCTTTGAGCGAGATGGAGAAGATTCTACGGTTAAATACAGGAACAATACTGGTAATAACCCAGATATTAAATACAGCTATGATAAAGCAAATTGGAATACTTGGAATGCAGGAACAGAAATCACATTAAATACAACTAATCCAAAGATTTATATCAAGGGTGACAACGCAAGTGGATTTAGTATTAGTGAAGAAGAATTTACTTCATTTATTATGACTGGACAAATTAAAGCAAGCGGAAATGTGATGTCTTTAATTGACAATGGAATATGCTCAACTACTGCAATCCCAAATGATTGTTGTTTTTATGGGCTTTTCTATGATTACGACTATGATTCTTGCGATGAATATCCAAACGAGGCATTAACAACCCCACCAGAACTACCTGCTACTACATTGGCTAGTCTTTGCTACGGCTCTATGTTCGAAGGTTGTACTAGTCTTACTACCCCACCAGAACTACCTGCTACTACATTGGCTAGTTATTGCTACTACTATATGTTCTATGGTTGTACTAGTCTTACTACCCCACCAGAACTACCTGCTACTACATTGGCTAGTTATTGCTACTACTATATGTTCTCTGGTTGTACTAGTCTTACAACTCCACCAGAACTACCTGCTACTACATTGGCTAGTTCT